GAAAATATACTAATAATGAACGTTTACTAGTAAAACATTCATCGGATAATAGATATGTTAAGGATAATAACACAAATTACATATCTACTCATGATGGAACATATATACCTTGTCAATCATACAATAGGTTATTTGATTTCAACAATAACAATTTAGATAATTTGAAAAATGAAAATATAAAAGCAATATTTATTGATGAAGGACAATTCTTTGAAGATTTATATGATATTGTTTTGATTTTAGTGAATAAATATAATAAAGATGTATATATTTCTGGACTAGATGGTGATTACAAGAGAGAACCTTTTAGTCAAATTTTGAAATTAATCCCAGAAGCAGATGCTGTTAGTAAAATAAATGCAAAATGTTATAAATGCGAACGAAACGCACCATTCACATCTAGATTAGTAGAAATTAAAGGCAAGGTTGTTATTGGTGGTTCAGATAAATATCAACCATCTTGTAGAGAACCACCACGTAATTGTATAAATTTACTAATTATATTACTTTTTATAACTTATTTATTATAATTTTTTTATAATTTTTTTATAATTTTTTTATTATAACTTTTTATATTACTAATTATAATTTTTTTTTATATATTTTTTTTAATTCCAATATATAATTTCAATGCTGTTTTTATATTTAAGAAGTTAGTATCATTTAATATATATATAAACTTGTTTTAAATATATAGATTTTTTACATTATAATAATGGCTAGACCAAAGAAAACCGAGGTTGTTGGTGCTACTCCTCCACTAGAGAAAAAGAGTAAAAAACGAGGACGCAAACCTAAAGACAAATATAATTTTGATACTAGCACAGTAAATTTTACTGAAATTCCAGAATATATGGATGAAGCTGTAATTGTGAAATTACCTTTATCGGTATTAAATGTAGCATCAAATGATGTATCAGTAGATGGATTCACATCAAATCAAAATTTTACATATCATAATGAAATTAAATCAATTGAACAATTAGATGATGTGAAACAAGATAATGTAGAAGATGGTAATATTAGTCAAAAGAAGCATATAAAAGTTAAGAAATATGGTATTTCTGCAACTATTAAATTAGATGATGATTTTGATAAAATTATTAAACCAGATCCAGATACATTAATTAACTTTCAAAAGAAAATTAATATTGATACTCGAAAAGAAACGAATGAACAGAAAGAACCTGTTAAAACACTTAGACAAATCGATATATTACTTCAAAATAAATATAAAAATGAAACAAAACTAGAATTATTAACACAATTCGCTAATTATACAGATAGAGAACTAATAACATCTACTGAAATTAGTTGTTTTTGGTGTTGTCATTCATTTAATAATACACCCTGGGGTGTTCCAATGAAATATGTTAATGACAAATTTAGTGTATATGGTGTATTTTGCTCAGCAAATTGTTCAGCATCATATATTTTTAACGGAATGTATGATGTTAATGTTTGGGAATTATATTCATTATTGAATTTACTTTATTATAAAATACACGGTGAATTTATTAAAATTACATCTGCTCCAGATAAAATATGTCTTAAAAAATTCGGAGGACAACTATCAATTGAAGAATATAGAGAAAGTCTAGTTCAAAAAAGAAGTGTATATTCTATTAAATTTCCACCAATGATTTCTGTAATTCCTGTTATGGAGGAAATTAATCTTAAACGACTACAGTCATCAGAAGCTGCTGCTAAGACTGGTGAATTACGATTAAAGCGACTTCACCCTCTAAGAAATCGTGCTACTTTGGATTCAATGTTATAATTGGTAAAATTTTTTTTAAATTAACAAAAAATGATTTTTTTTATTTATTTTATATTTTTTATTGTAAAACTTTTAATTAACTATGTTTGTTTATAATTAAAAATTTCATCTAATTATAATAATGAGTAAATGAGTATTCGACAATTGTTTACAGAAAAACCACCAAAGTCTTTAATATTTAAAATATTAAAAGCAATTGGTTTTAATAACTTAGAAGATAAATCAGAACTATCTATTTTAGATTTAATTGAAAGTGGTTCAAAGCAACTTGTTATAAATATGATACCAGAATTAAGAGAATATTATATCCCTTGTAAAGCAGATATATATTTAAATAATATAACCGAAAAACGATGTATTTCCATATGTAGGCAATTACTTAGAACAATAGATTACACATTTATTACAAGGGAAAAATATATTATAACACGTAAATATACAATGTATAAACTTATTAGCAAAGACAGAAAAAAAACTAACGAAATACTCAAAGGTAATGGCACTCTAGTAGTTAAATTTAATTGAAAATTAAAAATAAAAAATTGATTTTATATTTTTAAACTTGTATATTTTACTTCAAATACATATATTATTTAATCCAAACATACTCCGACAATACTTACACTAATCAAGATGGCATCTTTTTGTATTATCAGACGTATTCCCAATATGTCGCATAGTCTTCAGCTTCAATCTATTAATAAACTACCATATAGTACTTATAATGATAATTGGACTGAAGCAGATATCAGATATCATGATGCTAAAACAGTCGAATACGCAACTAATGGAGCTATTAAATACAAAGAAGTTATAAATAATGAAACAGGTAAAGAAAATAGCAATATTATTACAAAATCAAATAATAAAAACGACAATACACAACACAATTATACACAAAAATAATTATACACAAAAATAATTATACACAAAAATAATTATACACTATCATAGATACTAATATATCAATAGTATAATGTTGTCTAGCCATTACTAAATAATATTAAACAAAAATTTATAATATAATTATTTTTTATAATATAAAAACTAACTTAAAGAATATTATCTCTATATATATTGCCCCTGTGGTGTAATGGAAACACACATGCCTTCTAAGCTTGGACTCTGGGTTCGATTCCCAGCAGGGGCTTCTTTTTATATATTATTTTATATATATTATTAATTTTGTTTTTTTCACATTTTATTAAAATTATATCTAATTTTAGAATTGACCTACCTAATTTATAAAGGGACTTTGTAATAAATCATTAAGTAAAATAATTTCTGATTCTTGCGACCTTATTATTCGATATGATAAGTAAATAAGAAAATCGCTTTTTGTATGTTTTAAAAGCATTTTACACATATCAACAGCAACTTTATGATGGGGTATCATATGATTAATATATTGCTTATCAGTTTCAACCATATTGTGATGATTATGTTTATTATGTATAGTTGAATTAAAAAAACCAGGGTCGCAATATGTATCTGTAAGCCCGATTACATTTGGATAGGTAGATGAAGAAGTTGTAGGGATAAATACTTTATTGCTAGTTATTTCTGATATATTTCCAGTTTTATTATTTAATTCTTCCATCATCATACTTATTTCATATTTTTGAGTCCATATAAGTTCTCTTAACACTTTCACTAGAATATCATTTTTTGTATTTTTAATATGTTTAATACTTACATCAATCGCAATTTGATGATGAGTTATCATATGTTTAAGAAAATCATTATCAGATAGAAATACTCTACACGGATATTCAGACTTTGAATTATTAAATGGTTCATAATTTTTACATTGAACTAATAATATTAATAAAGCAACTATCAATAAAAATATCAACAAAAATATATACATCTAAATATATTATACAGCTTAAACTTTTGAAATTACCGTTAGTCTATTATATTAATTGTTTTTATTATTTTCCTATTTATTATAAAAAAAAAATATTAACAAAATATTAACAAAATTTTAATAAAATTTAATAAAACGATTTAAAGAATTATATATAACTATATATTGATTACGTAGCTCAGTTGGTTAGAGCGCGGTTCTTATAAAGCCGAGGTCGCGGGTCCGAGCCCCGCCGTAATTATATTTTTTCACATTTTATTATAAAACTTTACTTATTTTCCAATACCCACTTAAAAGCACTTCTAAATATTTCAAACCACGGTGTATAATCACTACATTCCACTGGACAATATGGCATCTGCCACTTCACAAAACTCCTCTCTGGGTGTGGCATAATCGCCATATGTCTTCCATCACTAGATGATACACTAGCAGTTCCCAACATACTACCATTCGGATTATTTGGATACTCCATCGATTTATTAATATCATTTCCATATTGACTAGATATATGTACCGATGAATGTTCTGGAAATACAAATCTTCCTTCTCCGTGTGCTACCCATATCGCCCAACTAGCACCAACTAAATCCCTATAAAATACTGATTTCCTATTAATTGGTGTATCTAGAACTGACATAACAGACCACCTACTCTCAAACTTATTAGATACATTCCTTTGTAGTGAAAACTCAGTATCAATCCAACCTAAATATGACATTACCTGACAACCATTACATACTCCTAAACTAAATGTATCCTTTCTATCCTTGAATTTAGCGAATTCCTTTGATAATACAGGATTTGATAACATACTCATTGCCCAACCAACTCCTGCACTTGGAACGTCTCCATTAGAAAATCCACCCACAAATACAATACCATTATACCCATCTAGTGAAAAATCTACCTTGTTTATAATTTCAGTTAATGTCATATCGTCAGTATCAAAACCTGCCTGTAAAAACGCAGAATGCATCTCCCTCTGACCATTGCTACCAGTCTCCCTCAATATTAAAACTTTTATACTGTCATTTGTTAAAGTATTCACACTAATATCTTGATTATGATTATGACTTTGATTATGATTATGACTTTGATTATGATTTTGAATACTAGAATATATATAATCACTCTCTTTATGAATATAATTATTTTCCATTTCCTCTTTTAAATTTTCAAATTTCATTTGGAACATTTCCATATAATCACTAGAATATTTCCATTGTCTCTTCAAAATTGCCAATTCACCTCTAAAATATACACTACTAATATTATTATTAATACTATTAATCGTAATAATACCATTATCTGAAATTCCACTATTAACTTCACCAACCTTAATTGGTTCATACCCAAACATATCATACAATGACTTATCCAAATCATTTTCAACTTGAACCACAACACCACACCTCTCCGAAAAGAGAAACTCAACCACTGTTTCCCGCAATTCCACACAATTAATATCAACACTAACATTAGTCCCAGTAAATGCCATCTCCAACAAAGTTGTTATTAACCCACCATCACTAACATCATGTAATGCTAAAATACAATTTTCACTATGTAGCATCTGTACCCCCTCAAATGATTTCTTTGTTCTACTAGCATCAATAATATGCTTCGTCCTACTAGGAATAGACCCATCTTCACCCATTATATGAGCAAACATTGTTCCAGCCAATGACGTTTCACCAATAAATGGTATATAATACAAAACAGATTTAGTAGAATTAATAGTAGATTTTAAATAGGGTTGAACTCTTTTACGATGGTCTAGTGTATGATAATATCCAGTTAATACTAATGTTGGTGGTGAAAATGCTAATTCTTTCTCAGTAATATTAATATCACTACTAGACTTCTTATCCATACTAGCATACATCGATACACTATCTTTACCACCATCTATAGCAAAACCGAAATCAATACACATCGATGATAATGTTTCCATAGCCTGATACATAGCATAAGCCTCATATTTGTCATTCTTTGGAGACCACATCCAATTCGCAGAACCCCTTATCCCACTCAATTCCAACTGACACCCAGACATATTAGTTAGCATCTCTACTATTACACGTTCCGCTAAATTACTATAACCATTATCAGAATTGATGAACGCAGTTATAGACCCCTCTCCAATCGCCGTAATAGTTCCACTATATGATGTTGGCGATAATATATCAGCAACAATAGAATAATTCGATAACGGTAATTGATATGGACCTACACATTGTTGCTGAACTACTAAACCAGATACACTCCTATCCACCTTATTAGTTAAATACGATTTACACCCCACTGTTGGCGTTTCTAATATACTTTGTAATACATTAGCAAACTTCAAACTAGATAAATCATATTTACTAGCATCAAAGGTTTCATCATTTTCAAATTTTCTTTTGCGTAATAATAATTCCTTCTGTGGTATTCCTTCAAATAATGCCTTTAATGGCAAATTGACCAAAGGCGAACCCGAAATTGAGCTATCTAGTACTTTTATTTTTTTATCATTTGTTAATAAGCCCAGTTGATATACATTAATAGCCTCCTTCTTACCAATATTTAAAATTCTATAAATGTCTTTAGTATATGCTAGAAATGTTAATTGCTCTTGATATTCACTACACCAAATTTGTAGGGGAGACATAGTCTTATCACCCAACGGTATATTACTCAAATCAACAATACCACCCGCATTAGCATCATCAACAATCTCTTTAACAACATTTCCACATCCACCAGCACCCTGGTCGTGAATTGATAAAATAATAGAATGTTTCTGTAATTCACGTAGAAAAACAATAACTCTACTAGCCATTTCTGGGTCTCCCCTTTGAACGGCATTAGAATAATCAATATTAGTCTGCCCTACACTACTACTACTACCACCTCCCATACCAATAGGATATGCTGGACCACCAACCTGGAATATCCCAATTTGTTCATTAGTTTCCCCCATATTAATTACTTCCGCTACTAGGTTTTTAGTATTAACGTGTCCTATTCCAGCAGTAAACATAATTGGCTTATGGAAACTATAAAGCCTTTTATACTCATCGGTATATACATATCCAGTAAATGTTCTTACAAAGCCACCAATTATAGGTTCTCCAACTTTATTACCATAATCACTAGCACCATTACTAGCCTCTGTTAATATTTGTCTACCACTATGTAATGGTAAATTATACTCTTGGTTTAATTCATCTAATGTTTTATTATCATACAAATCTTCTACACAATATCCTGCTAGACTAGCAACTATATCACCACCTTTACCAATTGCGATTGTATCCCGAATACGACCACCTACCCCAGTAGATGCACCTTCAAATGGTGCTATACCAGTGGGGAAATTATGGGTTTCGGCTGTTAATGTGGGGTTTATGTCATATATACCTTTAATAGCACTAGCATCATCTGAAAATGCTACTAGTGATACATTATTAGGATTATTAACAATTTTCTTATAAGGGGCTTTTACTAGAGAGAAGAGTGTATCAGTTATGGGTTCGTTGCTATCTTCAAGGATTAATTTACTATTAAAGACCCAATGACGTGAATGTTCGCTATTTGATTGTGCTATATCATATAATTCTGCTTTTGTTAAGTCTCTTCCAATTTTTTTTACTAAGTTTGTAATCCATTCAATATCAGTATTATCTAATGCTAAATGAAATTTTGAATTCATATTAGATATATCCTCTAGTGGAATGATTTGTAATCCATCAGGTTCTTTTTTTTTACCATTCACAATATCATTATAGAGACTTTCCAAAAAAAGAACGTTTTGTTGTGTAATTGGGTCAAAATTAATACTTTTGGCACAATTAATATATTGTCTAGTATATTGCTCAGCACGAATTACATTAATACCCATATTGGAATATACTGACTTGAGATTACTACTCCAAGGAGTTTCCATATTATATTTCGGTCCCCATTCTACAACATTTGCAGTTTTATTATAACTCTTCATTATACGGTTTTCATCACCTAATACCGTAATTACTAAATCGAGATGATTAAGTCCAATTGTTCTTATATCATTTGATATAGTTTGTCCCAAAGCTGAACGAGAACGTGTAATCTCAAATTCAGAATTTGCTTCGAATACAGATATTAACTTGTCCACTACATCTTTGTAAGTATTATATGGCTTTATATATGGCTTTATATTTGGCTTTATATTTGGATTTTTATTTGGATTTTTATTACTATTTAATAAATCATCACTAGACCACTGAATATAGACTACATATTCCTTACGTGATAAATTCATTGGAGTATTATAGTTATCATCTTTAAGATGATAGTAAAAATATGTTAAATATGTTGAATATGCCATTATTTTTATTAATATTGATTAATTACTATTTGAATGCGAATTCCTTAATTTATATCTAAAAATTAACTATCTTAAATAGACGATAAAATATTAATACAGTAATATTTATAATTTTTTAATCTAGTTAAGTTGTTAGTAAATAATTCTAGTAATTCAAAAAAAAATATATAAATCTTTATTTAAAATTTTATAAAAATGCCAATACAAACAGATTGCGGTATATTTGGTACAGTATCTACTAAATATATCCAAATTAATACTATACTAGATGGTTTAAGTAAATTACAACATCGTGGTAGAGACTGTTATGGGATTTCACTTATAAATAATGAAAAAATAGAAGTATTAACATTTTCAGGTTCTGTTAATACTAATACTAATACGTCATCTGTTATTAATTCATTATCATGGCTAGGACATCTGAGATATGCAACATCGGGTGCTAAAGATATTGATACTATATTGCTAAATTGCCAACCATTCTTATCAAGAAATGGATATGCTATCGCACACAATGGTAATATACCCCAATCAGTATGGAATGTATTAGCAGACAAATATAATGACAAATATTATAATTCTAGTTCAACTGATACCAAAAAACTAATACACTTTATTGACTATTTAATATCAAATTCCAGTAATATCGATTGGCTTTCTATTATTAAAAACGTATTAAATGAAATACCATACGCATATAGTATCGCAATTCAAACTAATAAAGGAGATACGTGGTTATTTAAAGATAGATTTGGTATAAGACCGATGACACTAGTTAAATGTGATGATTGTTGTTATTTTTCTTCAGAAAGTGTAGCATTCGATGATATTGATTTTAGTAAATTAGAAGATGTATTACCAGGTGAAATAATAAATATTACCCCAGACATTAATATTTTCCATCATCAAGGTATTACTAGCGTGGCAAAACAATGTGTGTTTGAGTGGATATATTTTCTACGTGGAGATACAATAATTAATAAAGTTAAAGTTGATGAATTTAGGGTAGCACTAGGCAAATGTTTATCAGAACAGTTAAAGAATAAAACATATTCATCATCTGGAGTATCACTATCACATTGGTTTCTAGAAAATAATGCTCTAGTATGTGGAGTACCTAGTTCTGGTGTAATATATGGTAAGAGATTAGCATATGAACTAGGTTTGGAATACAACCAATTTATTGAAAAGAAGACAAATATGAGAACATTTATATTGGAAAATAATGATAAAAGAATAAAAGCCTGTAAAGAAAAATATAATATAGAAGATTGTATTACTAATAAAGTTATAGTTATTGTTGATGACAGTATTGTTCGTGGTAATACAATGAAGTATCTTATTAAATATATAAGGTCATTTAGCCCAAAACAAATTCATCTAGTGTCAGGTTGCCCTCCAATAGCAAGACCCTGTCATTATGGAGTAGATTTCGCTGATATAGAGGAATTAATAATTAATCGTATTCCTGATATAAAGGATTTGGAGAAGGAACTAGATGTAGATAGTTTAACATATTTAAATCAAAATGATTTAGATATAATCAGTAATAAAATGATTGGGGGTGTTTGTAATGGATGCATGACAAATACTTATCTAGACTAGAAATCACAACCATCTGCCTCTACAATTTTCACTAGACCCATCGCTTGGAATACTTCCTTAGCACCATCGTGTATTTTGAATTCCTCTGGACAACTAGCAAGTTCCTTAATATTAAATGCCTTATCATCAACATTGTCAATATTTTTATTATAAAGGTATTTATTAATATCTTTTTGTAAGTTTGGTAATTCAGAAACTAGATTGCTAGTAAGATATGCGATATGGTTATCATCAAGATTAGACCTACATACTAATACCATTCTAGTTGCTCTAGTATTAACGAAATTATAAGTGTTTATATTTTGGTAGAATGAGTTTAAATCTAAGGTATATGGGTAAGATTGTGGGAAGTTTCTTTTTATTAAGTCTTTCATTACATTGATGTTTCTATCTCTATTAGTATAAATATCTTTTAGTTGGTTGGTTGATACAGTGGGTGATACATAGTATAAATTCTCTCTAGTAAGTTTTGTAGTACCATCTAGTAGTTCTCTTCGGTCTTGTTTTTCTGGTAAATATATGCTAGATACCTCTCCGTTGATAAGACTATTAAATAGTTCATCAATCTTTTTATAAGTTTGGAAAGTATATTTAACTAGATTGGTTCCTTTTAATAATTTTTTGAATTTTTTGAAATCTTTACTTAATAATCCTATTCTAGTGTTTTCCAAATCTTTCCATTTTTTTATAGATTTATCGCTGAATGTTATAATTGGCATTTCACCACGATAAGTATCATCTAGTGTTTCAATGAAATTATGCTCAGAAACAAAAGGTTCTATAAATCGCAATTTAATAGAATTAGATAGGTCTAGTAATGATTTATTCTTCTGATTAGTTGTCATATAAATACAATCTAGTTTGTCATTTACTAAATCTGCAGTCAGTTCCTCCAATGTATCATATATTTTAATGACAACATCATCTTGTGTTGATAATGAAGCAATTGTTAGCAACTTACGTAAATGATAATAATTATTACTATTGGGTCCAAGTGTTCCAATCGATGCTTTAACAGATTTTTTCATATCATATGATGAACGTAAATGTTCCATCTTTGATATATTTGTTCCTTCTTTTGTAATTAGGAGCATTGATTGATAATATAGAGGAGCAATATAAGAAATCTTATTTTCAATATCATCTAGCAATGATACTGGTAAATCCAATTTATTCATTCCTTCTAGAATATATTTATTATTATTATCACTAGCCTCCAATGCTGACATTAATATATCCTCATCAACTAATGCCATATCAACCTGTTCTGTTAAAAGACCTAATATAGATGCTAGAGACCCCTTTGAATAATATACAAGAGATGGATAAATGTGTTTTGCTAAGTATAAACCGAATACTGGAGGATATGTACCATCAGCCGCTGTCCCTAGTAATAGAGTGGGTTTATCCTCTGTTATTTTGAGGGAAAGAGGTTTTTGCTGAGTTGGAAATAATAAGCTATGTTCATTGAAATTACTAGATGTAAAATGTTCTATTTGTTTTGTGTTTAGTTTTGTATTACTACTAAAACCTTCAGTAGATTTTTGGTTATCCATTCTAATGATATGTTTTTTGTATTGGGAATATATGAAGAATGTTGCTACTAGAATTATTATAGCAATGATTATATATGTTGAAAAGTTTGTAGTAGATGTATCCATTGTTTTCTTTTTATTATTATTTTAGGTAAATATGATTACTAAACGCAAAAAAACCTAGCAAAAATATAATAACAAAAAATGCTTGGCTTCGATGATAAAAATCCCCTACCAATGGCAGTAGCCATATACCTAACTATTTGCTTACTCGCACTATGGACTAGACCCCAATTTATATTCGGTAATTGCTCTATTGATGAGAGAGGACAAATATGTGATACCAATATGCGAACTATGTTTATCTTCTTTACTATTATGGCTATACTAGTATATGCTATTGTAACAGCCTCTATTGCGAAGTAGATTTCATCATAGCACCAACTTCCAAATTCTTATTAAGAGGGAATTGATATACAATTTCATAATCTATACCATCGATAGGTATAATACCAGAACTAGATACCCCATTTTCTACATATTCATCTAGTATATGGAAGAATTTTTGAATTTCTGGTAAAGATGACGGTATTTGGCTTTTTGATATTTTTTCACGAACTGTTTTTGTATCTTCAAAGCGTTCATCTCTAGTTCGTTGATTATATTGCTTCTTATTCTGACGTTCTAAGTGTTTTAGTCTCTTTGCGGTTGGCATTTTGGATTTATTGGCGATAATAAAATGTTTGTTTTAAACACTTGGAAACGTATTACTAGAGTATAGTTTGGAAGTTTCGATAAATATCTATCAAATTATTAATATTAAGTATATTGATACTATTGAGAATATATAATATAAAATGGGAGGTTCATTATTAGAATTATTAGCAATTGGGGAACAGGACACACATTTAATTGGTAATCCCAAATTTTCATATTTTAAAAAAGTATATAAAACACATACCAATTTTTCAATAGAGCCTATCGCACAATATTTCCTTGAAACACCCGATTTTGGGAAAAAAGTAGTATGTCCTATTGATAGAAAAGGAGATTTACTTAGTCAAATATTCCTTGAATTAGAATTACCAGCCCTCCAAGCAAATGTTAGTTGGATAAATGGTATTGGTAATCACATTATCAAAGATGTGGAATTGGAAATTGGCGGTGTTAGCATATGTAAAATATCAGGTGAATTCTTAGATGTTTATAGTGAAATGACAACTACTGAGAGTAAGCGTAGTGCTTATTATAAAATGGTAGGGAAGTTCTCTAGTTTTTCTAGAAATAGCCAGACTGGGGCATTACATCTGTTTGTACCATTACCATTTTGGTTCTGTAAAACAATTTGTTGTTCCTTACCTTTGGTATCAATGCAGTATAGTCAAGTGAGGGTTAATCTGACATTTAGACCCTTTAATGAGGCTTGGTATTCTGGAACTGCGATGTCAATAACACCTAGTGCTAAGAATATTACTAATGCTAAATTGTATTGCGACTATATTTTCCTAGATGCTCATGAACGTACCAAGATGGCAAATATGGATACACAGGATTTTTTGATAGAACAATTACAAAAAATAGAGGGAAATACAATTAATGCTAACGTTTCCCATACAAATCTCCACTTCAAATTAAATCACCCTGTTAAAGAATTAATATGGATTTATCAGGCAAATTCTGTTAGAGATACAAACGACTGGGGCAATTTCAGTATGACACTAGACGATGATACATTAATTCAAACTCAAACAGCACCATTAACATATTGTACTTTACTGAATAATAACTTAGAGAGATTTGAGCGTAGAAATGCTAATTATTTCCGTTATGTTATTCCTTGGCAAAGGCATCTAGCAATTAATCCAGATGATTTTATATATGTATATAGTTTCGCATTATTCCCAGAAAATCATCAACCCTCTGGAACTTGTAATTTCAGCAAACTGGAAAGTAATACACTACAACTAGAGTTTGTTTCTGGAATACCGACTGGTGATTTGCGAATTTATGCTATTAATTACAATGTTATTCGTATTAAGAATGGTATGACTGGATTATTATATTCTTCATAATTTGGAAAATATTAAAAATTATTAAAAAATATTAAAAAAAAATATCAATAAAATATCAATAAATTTGTATTTGTAAAATTATCAATAATGTAAATATTTATAATATCATCTAAATCTCATCAATCAATTCAATATGATATAGTACGATTTTCCTACAACACATACGATGAATACCTAAGTCATCTAAAGCTTCTCCCTCAGGAGTTTTCTTAACATCGTCAGAATTCATATCGATGATTGTAGGTTCATTTGGGTCTTGCTTCAATGCTAGTTTTTTCCCATTAACTATATCTTTATAGGCATTATATTTATCTGCCAATATCTTTCCACAACTAAAACAACGGACTGGAATAATCATTTTAACGGTTTTTATTATTTTACTTAGTTATATTTTAAAGTTATATTTTACTTAGTTATATTTTTAATATAATACACCTAATATATTAATCTTTAAATTCAATTTTTATATAATATATTTAATTTATTTATAAGTTTTCTTTTTTTGATTTACATTTTTTTGTAGTATAATCATATTTACTAAACACATCTGACAAAGCATTTATACTAAAATATGGAAATCCCGCTTCCAATGCGGATACTTTCAAGGCTAATTCTTCCAATGAGTTATCCATTTTAGAATGTTTTTGCTAATTATTTTATGATATTAATAATTGAATGTTTAATTTTTCAATTTTTCTAGTGAAATAGTAATGTAATTATGTATGAAACAACAGATGATATTTTTCTAACAATTATAAAGGTTGCAGTTCCATTAATTATTCTACTATGGATTACAATTGAATACTATAACTATGTTCCACGAGACAATAAGAGAACCTATATTGAACTAGAAAACAATAAAGAAGGTTTCCAAAATTTAGAAACTATATACAGACAAATACCCAATTACACAGATGATGAAGACGGTATTACCAATAAAATGGACGATAGTATCTTGAGAAATGTTTATATTAATAAAGACCATGTCTTATCAAAACGTCAAGGACTAGATTATTACCAAATGAACCATCTAGTCAATCGTATTACTAAAAAAAATAATAATCGTATGAAAGATAGCACTAAAAAAATACTGTCAGAACTGAAACCAATGGTAATGGACAAAAAAACCCAAGAAATAATTGAAAATGAACCACTAAAAAGCCTTCCATTAAAAAATGATATTAACCGCAAAAATATAAAATTCCTTTTGGCTACAACAATAGCCCTCCTTAATACAGAACTACTAGCAAATCAACACGCTAGAGATAAAAAACGTTCTAAAGGAGAACTAGATAGTAAAAAAACTAAACTAGATATGCTAACACCTTATCATAAATTCGAACCCTTAACAATTCGCAATTATCACTTAATTAGTCATAATACATTCAACTATACAGTTGGTGGAACTAATAACACAGCAACAAGGTATATTATTAATATTAGGGTAGGTCGTGATAATAGACAAAATCATTTCGTATTACAACTAGATTGTGTTGTATTAAATAGTAATAGTATTCATATTAATAAAAAAGATTTGGCAATTAACCATCTAGTAGTTGTTGGATTACCAATGGAACGTGTAATAGATGAAGTAAGTGATACTAGAGGTAAATTATCCACTAAAATAGCAAATCCAATGATTGATACTAGAGATATGAAATTCTATGATATTAATCAGAAAATTACAGTAGAACCAGAAACAATTGATGATATATTACTAAAAAGGAAAAGAAAAGGAGTTTATAGTGCGATTGAAGGAGATGCTAAATGTTTTCACCCAAGAGCAAAGTCAGATGAATATGGGCGTCTAGTTGAATATGATAATAGACTAGATTGCGAATCTTATCACCAAGAGGTTGATGGTGTAGGTGTATGGGATGCACCTTGCCAATCCAATGATGATTGTCCTTATTATCAGGCAAATAAAAATTATCCTAATGAATTTGGTAGATGCTTGGATAGCGGATATTGCGAAATGCCGATTGGTGTGGAAAATGTCGGTTATACGAAGGAATATAAGATGAGTAAGGCAATGTGTCATAATTGTAATACAACTGATTTAGCATTATCTAGTAATGAGTGTTGTAAAGAACAGACATCGAATAAGAAGATGGATACATCTGATTATATGTTTGTGGGTGATACTATGGAAAGGAAGAAGTATAAGGAAATGTTGAATGTGAAAGGATTAAAAGTAGGTGGTAATTTGTAATGATATTTTAATAGTATTTAATTTTTTATAGTATTTAATTTTTTATAGTTTAATATATTCTTTGTATTTCATATTATAAATTTAAGAATTAGAAATATTAGAACAAACATATTTACATATTCAACAAAATGCCACGTCCGCACTATATTACGTTGGGTATCAATGAGAATGCCACACAAGACCAAATTAAAAAATCATATCGTAAATTGGCTATGAAATGGCACCCTGACAAAAATCCAGATAATAAGGAAGATGCGGAAGAGCGTTTCAAAGAAATATCAAAAGCATACCAAGTTTTATCCGATGAAACACTAAGAGAGAAATATGATAAATATGGCGAAGAAGGACTTAATAGTAGCCCAGGTGCTGATATTGACCCATTTGATATATTCAGACAAGCTGGGTTTTCATTTGGTTTAAATAATATGTTTTCACCATTTCAGCAACAACAACAACAAAGACCTCCACAGCAAGTTAAAGGACCAGACCATCACAAGGAAATACCAATATTACTAGATGACTTATATCAAGGGAAAGTGCTTAGAATAAATTTAACAAAACAAAACAAATGTGGTAATTGTAATGGAGTTGGGACACCAACATCTGATGGTCTAATGAATTGTAAATCGTGTGATGGGAAAGGATTTGTAATTTATAGGCAGAGAATGGGTCCAATGATGACACAATCTCAACAACCTTGTAGAAATTGTAATCAAGAAGGGAAGATTATTAGAGATGATGCTAGATGCCAGATTTGTAATGGGACTAGACGAACTCAAAATACTGATAGAATTGATATTGATATTCAGCGTGGTATGCGTAATAAGGATACAGTAGTAGTTCCGAATAGTGCTGATTGGCAACATCCTTATAAGGAAGCTGGTAATTTAGTTTTGATTATTAAAGAGATACCACCACAAAATGAATGTCAATTGAAGAGACAGGGTGATAATCTAGTGTTGAATATGGATATATCATTGGAAGAAGCATTGTGTGGAACAGAGATATTAATACCACATTTAGCACAGAGATATTTGAAAATTAGACATACTCAAATTATTAAACCTAATATGCCAATGGTTATTAAAAATGAGGGTATGCCAATTCACAAGACTGAAAAGAAGGGGGATTTGGTTATATATTTTAATATAATATTTCCTAATGAATTGAGCGATGAAAGGAAAAAATATTTGTCAAAATTATTACCACATAAAAAACCACAACACCATCAACAATCTGATAAACCATATACTTCATTAGTTGAAATGAAAGAAATGGGAGTTAAAGAATATGAAAACGCAAATACCCAAGATGATGAATATGAAGAGGAGGATTTAGGAGGAATACAGTGTGCGACACAGTGAATTTGTTTTTACTTAAGTGATTTTATTACATTTTTATATAAAATATAAATTTAAAATTAATATAAATTTTTTCAATATAAAATTGAATTGCGATAAGATGTTTATATATGATTTATTATTTATGATTTACAACTAGATTTAATATTATAATTGACGTATAGCCAATAATAATGGGGGAAATTAGAGTTTTAAAGATGATGGTGGCTGATGTTTTAACACAGTTTATTAGTAGTAATGATATAAAATTGGATAATGATGACTTTAAAAAATATACAAAACATATTACATCAGATGTTAAAAATAAATATGTTATAACAAAGAAGAAAAAGGAGAAGCCTCAATTAATTGATAAAAATGAAATATGTGTAGCAAGAAAAACTAATAATTTACAATGCACTAGGCAAAAAGTTATATCAACTGAGTTCTGTAAAGCACATAATAAAAAGTTGCCTAATGGAAGATTTGATGAACCTATTAAGAAGAAAATACCTGCTAAACGTGGTAGGAAACGCAAGATTGAAATTAACCCTCTACAGGAAAATATGGATTATTTAACATTATGGGAAGATTGTGTTGATGGTGAAAAACGATTAATAGATAAATATAATAATGTATATACTTTAGATGTTGAAAATCCAATATGGCTTGGCAAGAAAAGTTTAAATGATAAATTATATAAATTGCCTGAAATTCAAAAACATTTTGATAAAGAAATGAAATTAAATAATAAATTGAATGGTAATGATGGTAAAATATTAACTCCATCACAATCTCCAGTATAATTAGATAATACTACAAATGAAAAATTGAATAAGGTGAATACTAATAACACAAAAGTATAAAAATAATATATAAAAAATTTAAAAATCTATAAAAGATGGAGTTTCCAATAGAGATTGAGTCGGATAATATTGAAGAAATTTTCAGAAAAGAGATGAGAAATGTTGGTATGAAAACAATAATAAAAATTTTAATTATTGCTTCTAAACATCATATTAATTTAAATGAATATGGTGTTCTCTTAGAAGAAAGAAAAACATATTTCATTACCAAATTATTAGGTAAATAATATTTATATATTCATTTATTATTTTGTAATATCGAAGTTAATAAGATTTAATTAAAGTTAATATTTTAACATTTTTTTATTCTAGTTAATTTTATTAACTAATTATTATTGTAAAATTATAATAAACTAAAACTTATAATAAACTAAAACTTATAATAAACTAAAATCAAAAATATGTTATCATTATTATTAGAAAGATTAAAAAATAGTAATTTATTAGTAAAATCTGTATTAATAGCATTAATATTCTTTTATTTCGCTGAAGATTGGTCATTTACTAGACTGATAACATTTATATTATTATTATCAGGTATATTTCTTTTTTTCAACAGAGATATATTAAAAACTTCTATGTTAATCAAAGATGATAAAGATGTGAAAAATGTAGAATATATAAGTAATCAATTTATAAATAATAAGAACAATAAAAAATATCATCCCGATAGACAACAATATCAAAATATAGAAGTTGACAATATAATTCAGAATAGTAATCTATTAGAGACAAAACCACTTGCTAATCACACAAAAAAATTAATAGATTATACTTATCGTATGAAAAATTTAATAAATAAAGGAGACCCATCATATGCTAAATTAATAGATGAATTGGTAATGCTAACTAAAGAGTATATATATCAAATTAATTTATTATTAGAACATACTGATACAAACAATTACCCACATTTATTATACAGAAAAGTTCAAGATTGTCAAAAAGAAATAAGTATTCAAATGCAGTCATTACACTTTAAAGTGGGTGTCGACCAATACGCTGAATTAGAAATGTTAATAGATGATTTTGAAACACAAACTGAACTTATAATAGATAAATTAATTGACTATATAAATGATAAATTTAATAGTGCCCCAAATTCACAATTATCACCTGTACCAAAAAGAGGAGAACCACGAGCATTTGATGATGTCCAAGATATTGATGCTTATACATTATAAAAATTGAATTTTTATTTTATACATTTTTAAATAATATAAAAATAGTCAGATTGTTAGACTGTTTCTACTCATTTACTCGCAATAATGCCACCGTGTTTGCCAAAACATTTCCTTTATTCTGTAGCAAATAAATCAAATGTATTTCCTTTATCAACTATAAATGATAAATATGATAATATAGCACAAGAAACTATAATGTGTGGTGAAAGAGGACAAAGATTTCGAGTATCTATTAAGTTTTCTGATGCTGATTATTTAGCCCCAGTATATCAGTTCAATCAAAGAATATGTATTGAAAAGTTTTATCATATGGAGATGGACGATAATTTAGAATTATATAATATGAACATGCATATGATTGATGATTTTATAAATGGATTAGTTAAATGGAAGTACATTGACTTTTATATTTATATTAATTATGAACATTTCCTTTCGTCTATTGTATTAAAGTTATTATCATCTTTGAAATGTAAAAATATAAAAGTGATAACTCAACAACATGTTCCAAACTCATATTTACACATATTTGATAATACAGAAGGTGTTATAATTAATAAAGAGAGCAAATACCCAAATGCTGAATTTGCTAGTATTGTTCCATATACTTTAGTTATATCTTTACAAAATATGCCTAAACTCCATACATTGTTTGTAATTTCCCCACAAAAAACATTTAGATTGAATAGAACTCTCAACAGACTTAATCCAAAAAGTCCTGGGAATAAACTTAAAAAAGGTAATTTACAAACAATTTATATTATTTCAGCAACTATTATGGGCTTCTCTAGTTATAATGGATTATACAGAGTATATCTAGAAAAAAATCATATTAACAAAGACCCAAATTATATAGGTGATAAACCTGATAAATTCAGGAATATTACCCATTTAACTATAAAGAATTGTACATTACACGGAATGTGTTCTTTAGATTATATTCTTTCCAAGAATGGAATATTTGAAAATATTGAAAATTTAAGTCTAGATGTAAATTTTCATTTTACATATGAGGACTTTGCGAAAATGTTGATTATACTACAAGATTGTAATATCAATAATCTATATCTTAATGGTAATACTTATTCTAATTATATATCTGAAATTGATGATTTTGATAAAACACATAAAAAGTATATGTGTATTAATAATATTAATTATTATGATTAATAAATATGAAATTATAAATATGAAATTATAAATTTGTAAAAAAAAACAATAAATAATAAAACAAATTTTTTTGTAATTAAATTAAACAAAAAATCCATCGTCTGGGGCATCACTGTCTCCATCATCATATACATTAGCCATTAATTGGTCATATTCAGCTTCACTGTCATACATATTTTGTCTTTCTTCGTTATCTTCACCCTCATTTTCGACAAAATTCTCACCATCATCATTATCATCTTCTGTTTGGTCTACAACATTTTCTAATCCTAAGTGAGCAACAATATCAGGTAAATCCTTATATCCCTTAATACCTTGACGCATTTGAAGTATTAAAAGTCTATATTCTTCTGTTAAATTTTCATCTTGTTCTAAGAATTTAAAAATATTTAAATTCTTACGGATTTGGCTTTCTTTTTCTTGTGCAACAGTCTTTTTTACATAATCATATGTTAAAATATTATATAATTTATCCTTGGTTATTATACTAACAATAAATAATTGTAGAAATTGAGTAATCTTATTTAAATTACTACTTCTATCCTTGTCTATACTTTTAATTTTTTCAGAACCACCAATTTGATTTTCATCTTCTAATTCATTTTCACTATCATCAGATGAAAGAATATCATCATTTTTCTTATTAACAAAAGAAGATGGTGAAATAATATCATCTTCATCATCAGAAAATATTACAGGCTTTTCAACCGTATCTTCTTCATCTATTATAGATGAAACTTTAATATCTTTAATATTATCGCTATACTTGTCTAATATATGGGATAATGAAGATACGAATAAGTAATGTAAAATTATAGAACTATTTTCTGGTCTTATATATTTATGACCCTTTATACCAGTAATATATTTATATACCGTTAAATAAGGTTCTATTAAATCAAATACATTTTGGAATAGTTTAATATCTTCACGGAATGGGAATAGATATTGATACTTTGACCGCATTTCATCTTTATTTCGCAAACTAGCAATTTTACCATTTTTAATTAGACTTACGCTATATGATAAATGTAGAAATGACCTTTTAATTTCTATTTCCTTATTCTTGTAGCGATAATTAGAACTATCATCTTCATCTTTAGTAGTATCTAGAATATCATTATAAATGTTTATATAATCTCCTAATTTATATAAACCATCAGACAACATTTTTTTATCTTTTGGATTATTCGATAGTTTATTAGATAAATTATCTATTTCCATTCCAATTTTACTATTAATATTGTTCCACATCAATAGACTTGTATTGCCGATGTCTTTCTCTTTATTTTCAATTCTATGGACTAAATCTAAAACATCTTCTATTATTTGTATAATATCACTAGAAGTATGACTGATTTTCTTTAATTCATTAAATTTATTGACAATATAATTACTATCATCAATATTAATTTCTTCAATTGGAGGAATACCAATTATATTAGCATTAGAAATTTTGTGAGTTAGTTTATTAAAATCTACAATATTATATGATTTGTTTTCTATAGTATTCTTCAATTGATTAGATAATATACAACGTCCATAAATATCATATAAATGCTTTTTGCCTTGGTTAATACCACTATCTATATATGTAATGTGTAAATCTTTAATTTCTTCTGGTGTCATATTGAAATGAAGCATATGTATTTTGGAAGAAGGTTTGGCATACATTATAGTTTCTAAATGAACCCAACTAATATCAATCATACTCTCTAGTCTTTTCAAATGTTTTGATGTTCTCTCTAGTTGTTTTACATAACTGCTTATTTCATCATCATCTTTCTTTAAAAAATTCAAATAATCATAGCTATCGTTAATTGGTTCAATACAACACGAATTGCTAATACTATCACGCATAGCAATATTTTCAATACCTTGTTTCAAAATTACATTATTAATACCGTGAATAAAGAGTTTGCTATTATATTCATTATTTTGATGTCCAACTAGCATCATTTTACGAATTGTTCTGCTAGTTGCACTTGCGATTTCATCATCTACTAAAATTTTTTCTGGTTGCCAATTAATAGGAGCATTAATAAGGGGTGGTCTAAATGATTTCCATGAATTTGTATAATGGTCGTTAAACTGTACTATATTATCAATTAAATTACTTTTTTCATCTAGTGCGTTTTCTAGTAATGTTTGAATATTACCATTTTTAGTCATTAAAGATAATCTTTTTAGAAATATATCTTTAATTTTATCAGTATTTTCCAAATATTGCTTGAATGCTAAATTTGTTCCGACTTGTTTTAATATACAAAGCATCAATTTAATACCATTTTCTTGTGTTTCATCTGGAACAATTGGATATCCGAAATAATTAGTATCACAGTAATTATTCTTAACAATATATGATGTAGATGATGTTTGTAGTATAATAAGAAATTTCGACGCAATATCACAGGCTAAATATCTCTTGGACTCCATATCAGCCAATGGCAATATTACCTTAGTGTCAATTTTTCTTGCTAGTAATCCCTGTATAAATTGTTCCTTTTCTACGAAGTCATAACTTTTTAAGAATGTTATCATTGTTCTATCATCGTCGACTGTCATTTTATTTTTCAAACCACATAAATATTTTAGATTAGTGTATAGTGTAATTTTGAATTGATTTACATCATCTAATTCGATTTCTTTCATATAATCACCAAGTGGGTCTTGCTTATCAATTTCTACATCCATTACCTCACGACCAACTATGCGTTTTCCCTCTGCTCCCACAACACGCACAAATGCTGATATATCCTCCATATCTTTATTCATAATATGTAATCCACATATACGACAAATAAAACTCTTGTTCTTTTCAATACCAAATATACTACTAATAAGTTCTAGATTTACAAAACCATCTGTAATAATTTGTTCTACACCTAACATAAAATGATTACATAATAAGTGCTGATTACAAATATAACATTCAGACCAATTATCATCTGTAGCAGGATTAATTTTATCTACAATATAAGTTTTTTCTAAATTAATAAACCTTTTTCGTATTGTTCCAGCCATATTATACTTCTCTAGTAAGTCTAAATTAGGACTACTGTGAAATAATGATGTTGCTTGAAAATGAACACATTCTTTACGAACATAAATACTCTCCTCTATGGTTTTGTCTAATTGTTTTTCCTTCTCTAGTATATATTTCCTATAACGAGTATCTATAGCATTAGTTCTAGATATATTATTTCTATATTGACGAACCTCTCTTTCTAATATGCTTTGTGTTTTTTTAATATGTTTCATATGAAGTATATCATCTTTAATAACATTAATACTTTCCATATGTTCGGCAAGTTCAAGTTCATTTAGCGTAATGGAATTGGGAGAACATTTGAATTCTGTTATATCATATGTGCATTCACTAGTGCTAGGGTCTAATTTATTAATTTCAGTACATCTTGATTTTTCAGCATCAATAATATCTTGGATTTTAGACCTTGATACACGAACCCACATTTCATCATTTCCAAGTTCTTGCCTTTCAAATACAGCAGGTTCTAATCTATTAGTATGTTTGTTAAGAATTTTAGTAATTGCTATATCACCTGGAATAATATTTTCACCAGTTCCATCAATTATTGATTTATTATTATCTGCCTCTAGAGCCGCTATCGTAGCATACCTAACTACTCTAGGTTTTCCTAGTGTTTTCACTTCACAACTTGTCCTTTCGCTGAGTGGAGTATTTGCCATTAATTCATTATGTTTTGTTTCTAATATTTCAGTTTGGGATTCTTTACTAACCAATAATACATCTAGTTCATTTATTATATTATCCAAATCAAGTTTGTTGTAATATTCTGACAATAAGTAATAATGTAAATATAATCCATTGTCTGTCTGATTTGACGCCCATTCCATACGTCTTTCATCTGTATCGATAGTTTTACCAAAATCTGTATATTTTTTATTATATAAACTTTCTAATTCATTGATTAATTGGTTGCTAATAGATAAATTGGTTAGGGTTTCTTTTTTATCACTTTCGCTAGTATTTTGCTTTTTCTCAAATTGTTTTGTTATTTCTTCTGATTTTTCTAATAAAGATGTTTTATGCGTTTCTTGAATATCATTTATCCTATTGAAATGTGTAATATCAAGATTGTAAGGGTCATAACCAAAATATTGTAGTAATGGAGAAATATCAGTAATATTAGAGGTTTGAGCAATTTTAGTTTGGTATGTATCAATAATATCATCTAGTGTTGGTAATAGACTACGTAGAGCATTGTCAAATTTATCCTTGTCAATGATAGAATCATCTTGTGGGAAATAATAGAATATTATATGTTCTGGATTTTCTAATGTGTGAACTCTATTTTGTATATTACCATCCAACCATACACTGCTATCTAGATTTACTACTTTCACTAGATTTGCATTGTCAAAGTTATGTATTTCGTCAAACATTATGCTATTAGAACATTTAGATTTCATTTGTAAGTTCAGGGGCATTCTAACAAACCCAATAATATTTAATTGTTCACCGTGTCTAATTGGATTATATGGTTTATTAACTGGTAAATGTCCTATTGTTTCATCTACATCATCTTGACTAATTAAATTTTGTTTTTCAACTGGTAATACTCTACATACTGGACCTAAAAATACATTGTAATCAATATCGTCTGTAATTGCTTCAAATGATTGACAAGACATTGGCTTATCACAATGTCTAATTGCGATAGTTTCTAATGAATTATATCCATTATCACTTTGAGATACATTATCACCAATTCTAATTAAATGACCAATATTGCTATTTGTAGGAGTTGTATATGGTTGTAGTTCAGTAATTAGATTAATTAGGAGTTTATCCTGGTCTGAACCTACTCTTTTCTGTGGATTAATAATATATGAAATATTATCTATTTCCTTATAAATGTCATTAATAATATGGTGATAATCAGTATTATATGAATCTTCTGTTGCTGCTCCTTTTCGATTATCTGTATAAATACGCTTACTAGCAACTACAATTGGAATTAAGTGTTTATTGCGAAAATCTCCATTAAGATATTGGTCTGCTAGAGGTTGTTTTATGGTATTAATATCATACTGAAGTGCTTTATTTTGTAAGTCAATTAGTTGATTAATTTCGAATAGTATTTTATTTTTGATAATATTATTTTCACGTAGAATGGGTGAAATCTTTTCCATTTTAGATTTTAATAATTCATTCTTTTGTGTTGCTAGTTTATACACTTTATCTTCATCGGCTTTACCAGTTCTTTCAACTTTTTGTGCGACTTCAACAATATTAATTTCTTCATCATCTTCTAACTCAATTTCTTCAGCAACGTCATAATCTGATGTTGATTTAATACTAATATTATCATCATCATTGTTGCCATTGTCGTTATTATTGTCGTTGTTGTCATTGTTGTTGTTGTTATCATCATTGAATGATATTTCGTTAGAATTATAGACATTGGTATTAAATGAAGTATTTGATACAATATAGTCATCGTCATTACCAAAATCATAGTCAAAATAATCGTCTAAATCCAAATCACTTTCTTCAACAATATTATCGATGTCTGTAGACTTTGTTTGGCTATCTTTTTTATGTTTTCTTTTTCTTTTTTTTCTAGATAACATTAATTTGTTTCTTTGTATCTTAATAATATCTTCATCTTCACTAATAATATCAGTATTGCCATCACCAATTTGTATCATTTCGTCTAAATCCATATTTAAAAAAGATGATATTCTACGACTACCTCCTGTGGATATATATTCATCATCACTAGAAGAACAATTAGATGATGTGTCAGATGAATTAGATGTAGTTTTAAATCTATTTTTTGATAAATCATCAACATCATTATTATTGTAATAATCATTGGAAGTCGAATACTCATCTGATAATACTAGACAATCATTTTTAGGGTCAAATTTATATTTTTGCAGTTCAATTGGTAAAATAATATCTAAACATTGCTGTGATAAATTTACAACAACATATTTACCATCAATGTTAATATCAGTTTTATCCTTTTCAACATTAGCAAATATCTTACTAAATAATTGCCAAGTATTACCATCAGTGTCTAATTCATCTTCTCCCTTCTTTCGATGAACAACGTTATACCGTGAAATCCCTGAAAATCTAGGAACATCTTTATCGGAATAGAATAGATATTTAAATTTTACATCTTCAACAGCATTGGGACTAGCCTTAGCAATCCAAATTCCATTTTCGTCCTTTGCCATTAAATAAACAACCATGTCATCTAGTTCCGATACACTCGAATCTGCTGTTGTATTAAGATGAATTTCACAACCTTGTTGTAATTCTCCAGAATGATGATGTTCGTCTTCATTGGGTATTTCAGTACGATATAAAGGAACACCTAATGGAAATGTAGAATTAATAAAATCATTAAGTATAGATTTTTCATTACTTGATATATTTCGTGTGTTATAATATTTTAATAAATGTTCCCGTAATACATTATATTTGAAATGACCCTCTTCTTCTACATCATTGATATGTCCTACTTTGCTGATAAGTGGAGAGATACTTAATTTACTAAATACTGGATATGTGCGGTCTTGAATGCGAAATACCAATATACGATTATTTGGCAAGTAATTTACTAATGCTCCATAATCCATATCTGTTTTGGTATTTCTCAGGATACTACCAGCACCAAATTGATTATATGTATTTGACATCTTATATTCTATACTATCGTATAATTACAATATTAATATACGTATCTATTATAATTAGCGAATATTTTGCGACTTAAGGAATATATTTAATTAATTAGTAAAAATTAATATGATTACTCCTCAATTTAAGTATATGGTAGCCGACAAACTATCAAATAAGAAATTAATTACAAAACTATCAATTATATCTAATAGTTGGAATGATATATGTCATAATGTGTTATGGGATAAAAGGGAACCTATTTATGTACATAAATCACCGTTTCGTATGAATAGTTTCCAAATCAATAATTATAATGATATAACAATTAATGTGGTGAATAAATGGTGGTCTAATATAAATTATGCGATATATACGGGAGATGAAAAATCCCCATTATATAATATAAATGATGATGATGATGAAAGTCATAATAATTTAGGTTTAGGATTATTATTATCAGAAGATTTACAAAGACAGGAGGGGAGTTTTCATAAAAAAAAGAAATCTAGTATGCCAGTTGATAATATTAGTAATAATACGAATAGGTATAATAGTGGATATAGTGATATACAAAATGAATATAGAGATACACTACAAAATGAATATAGTGATACACAAAGTGGATATTATGAAATAAATAATTATAATATTAGAAAAGCTCCTACAAAGTCGATTGAATACAAACTTTATAGCCCTAGTAAAAAATTAATAAATTCTGATGAAGAATTAGAGGATTATGACACGTATTTACTGTGGTATCATAATAATATTATTTCAAACAAATGTAATAATCTGAAAATTTTAATGAATATTCCATTAAATAAACTCATTTTATTTAGGGATACTTATAAAACAATTACTGGACTAAGATTAAATAAAGTTGAAAATGGAGTATATTATAGCAGTGATTTTGCGAATGAATTATATAAATTATCAAATTTAGAAACATTATCCATGACTGATAATGTATCCGAAAATCTATTAAACGATATTAATATGAAACCATTACCAATAAAAACTTTAATATTAAAATCTATAAATTTCCCATTAACAAAATTAAGTTCTAGTGGATTTGAAAACTTATTATCGTTATATATGAAATCTATAGATAATTTAGTGGATATATCAGAATTTACACATTTAAAATGTATAAATATTGACAACTGTAAAGAATTATATAAATTACCAAAAGTTGATATTGGTAGAAATCTAATTATAAAGAATTGTATGAAATTATTTATGTTAGATAGTTCTATATCAGATAAATTGTCTAGTTTAACAAGTAATGAAATTAAAAATATGAATGCCAAACACCCGTGTGGATATTCAAATAATTCGCAAACAAATTTTTTTACAACATTTGCTAATGAAACTAGTGTAATGGCTCATATGAACGAAAAAGCAAATAATTATATATCGGAAAGTAATTTTTTAAATTCTACCGCTAATATTCACGAGGTATCACACGAAGAAAAGATTTTAATGGAAAGGAATAATATGGAAACTAGAATAACTGACGAAGATGAAATTATACTGAGACAACAAGAAATGTTTGATAGAATGCAGTCATATAGAAACTTTGACATATCAAATATTGGACAATCCAATAATAATACATTTTTAAACACTACAAATAATAGTCCTCATATTTTTTTTAGTTCGAATGATATAGATATAATGAATAGATTAGATGATAGACATCTAGAAAATCAACAGTTGAATAACATACAATATCAAAATAACAACGACATTACACCACCATTTTTATCATAATTATTTTATTATTTTCCCAAAATTTAGCAACTTAAGAATAATAAACACAAAATTGATTATATATAAAACCCTAAACATTATTTCATATAATAATTAAAACCCCTTTTTAATTACAGTCCGAATAGCCCTTTTGCGTTAGATTTGACTATTTCCTTATCAAGATGGAGCACATTTCAAATAAATTTTTACAAGGATTGCTGGAAAAATTAGCAATATATATTAATAAATTATATAAAGAATTCGGATTAGATGACAAAATAGAAGATAAAAGTCATGCTGAATTTTGTAAATACTTTAATTATCGTATTTATTCTGAAAAAGGTATAATTCGCCGTATTTTAGATAAAACAGGTACATTACACCATTATTGGTATGATAAATCTCATAATAAATATAATCCAACGGATAGCATTACCCAACTTTTTCGACATATTGTGATTGATTGGAAAGACAATATTCGTATTATTTCATTAGGAATTACAAAGTCTGTATCACTTTCTGAAAATATAGCAGCATATCCAGATTCTTCATTAAAAGATTATATTATTCAGGAATTTCCAGCAGGAACTCAGATTGTTAATAATATTTCTCTTTCATTAGATGAAAGATTGAAAGAAGAAACTGAAGAAGAAACTGATACTAAGCCTACTAGTCTTGAAAATTCAACAAGAAAACTTGTAGGTGCGAATGGTTCATTCAATAAAGGACCTTCATTTAATCATTATTGGATTTCTAATAATAATAATGCCAATTTCTATCCAACTAAAATGGCACAAGAATTAACTAGGGATAAGGCGTTTGTATATTCTTGTTCTTACAAGGGGGAGCATATTACCGAAAAGTCTTATAATATTCTAGTAATGGTATATAAGTTTAAATCTTTTGAAGAATGTAGTTATAGTTGGCAAAAATTCACTACATCTGATAATAATCTAGAATTATTGAAAGCCCATTTTTCCAATATGGTTATTGCGTTAGATTTAAAGCAAGAGCAGACACTTTTTGCTGAGAATGGTTGTGGAATTATTCAAATTCCAAAGAGATATAATTTTGATACGTACAAAGAATTACAAACATTCATTGAGAGCAAACCTCATACATACCAGGGTGTAAATATTTGGTGTGATAATGGTGTTCGATGTAAATATAAAAATCCAAAATATGAATTTGTGCGTAATTTGGCTGGTAATGAATGTATATTACCATCTAAAAACAACGAAAGGCATTTATTCAATTTGTATTGGCGATTATATAAGGAAAAGCAACTAGATGAATTCTTTAAATATTATGATGATGATAAGAAAACATATTATAACATATTTAAGCATTACAAAACAAAGGTGTATAATTTTACATCATCTCTATTTAATGAATATCAAGATACACACGTATTGAGAAAAAAAGATAGAGATGATACACCATTCTATCTTAAGGATTTATGTAAGAAATTACATTTTCAGTATAAAAATAGCAAAACAATTATTACACCAACTGTTGTTCGTGGCATTGTGAATGATATGGATAACCGTATATATGGTCGTATATTTACTCCAATGTTGGAAGCACCTAAATCAGACGAAGATGTTGATGCTACAACTACAGAGAATGTTGGTGCTACAACTACAGAGATTGTTGGTGAAGTACAATCTGTAATGGTAGAAAGTGCATAAACTTTTAATTTATATATAAAATATTAAAATAAAATATTAAAATTTAATTTAAAATATTATAAAATATTATATTTTTTTTATTATATTTTTTGTATTATATTTTTTGTATTATATATTGTATATTTTATATTATATTATAAGTATAAACACCCCATTAATATGGCAATAATAATTATAAATTGGGTTCCAGCAGAGCAACTAATAAGTATATTTTTAAGTATGCCGTGAAAAGAGTTCATTGTACATTTTTTCTTTTTTTCACATTCATTAACTTTCTTTAAAAAGTCTATTAATATGTGTATTTGTAATATAAGTGCTACAACAATTACAATAGCAAGTAAATTACCAACAAATATAATTTTGCTTAAACTACTAGTGACAGGTAAACAAAGATTTATAATACCAACAACAATAAATACCATTGACATTAGTTTAATATATCTAACTTTGTTGAAAAGATACCAGAATTTTTCATTAAGATAACCACTTTTCTTTAAACATTTACATTTTTCCATTTGATATACCATTGATAATACTAGTAAATTAAACGCAACTAGTGCTATATAAAAGATCCAATTGTAATCCATTTTTTTAACAATGTTTTATTTACTATATAACTTATTTACTATATTACTTTATAAATTTATTGAGAATAATTATAAAAAAAATTATAAAAAAAATTATAAAAAAAATTATAAAAAAATGTATAATGTAAAAGATAAATACAGTTGTCTAGTATCTATGATAATTACTTATCTTAATAATATTACAAAATATTTAAGTTTAATTTAATAATTTATAACTTAATCTTCTTCATTTCATTAGCATATTGTGATGTTTTTTCCAAATCTTTCAATAAAGCATCTAATAACTTAGATATATGACTACAAGTTGGCATAATTATTGTATCTACAATTGTAGCCCATTCCATAGTTTCTAGTGGTTGTATTACTACAATAACTTCCTTTTTCAAAGGGTGTGGTATTCTATACCCAATAAAATTGACAGTCTTATTACTATCACTGTAATCTGCATAAATCATAGAAATATATTTTTGTAATAGTGTTCCTAATGTATCATCTTCATTAAATATTTTCATATCAAATCCATTTTCCAATTCAGATGATGGAGATATTTCAATCTCATTAATGTTTCCTTGAACAATATTATTGCGAAATTTATCTAGTTTTTCTCTTAATAATTCTATAGCGCGACTGTAAATAATTAATGGTGGTATCACACCAACACTTTCAACCTTTATTAAATATTTATTGGGATTACCAGCATCGTCTGTATAGAAACACCTTTTTTTCTTTGATGTTAAAAATCGTATTTCTAATTCTTCGTCAGATGGCATCGTTAAATTATTATCAATATAATGTTGTTTCTGACTTTCTAAATAATCACGTTGTGCTGCTTCTAATTTAACTTCGTCTACACGAAATTCATACGCAGAACAACTGGACGGATTATAATGTCCATTTTCACTACTGCTACTGACTGAAGCCTTTGCCTTCAAAAATAAACGAATATTCTCATCAGATTTCTGGTCTCCTAACTCACTTCTGAAAACATTAGATAAACTTGTGTTGTTAATGTGTGAAAAAGCATAATGTTTTGGTCTTAATCGTGTAATTAAAATATAATCATTTGAAATTGGGTCTGGGGGAAACATCTTTTTAACATCTTCTCTAGACATAAATTTATTAGTGGATACCACTCTCACTTTAAAGTGTTCAGTAGTAATATCCAGCGGAAAATTTGTATCATTATCCATATCAATAATAAATTCGTGGTCATCTATATCAAACTTTTCTGGATACGGCAAATTAATCGGTATTTGAGCAATTCTATGTGCCATTAACTGATTATGTAAAGGTGTATCATTTTGTAAGAAATTTATATCACATTTTTCATAAGGCTCACTGCGAAATCCAGCACTTTTCACATCGCTTATACTAGTTCTTCTAATACAATTAATTAATGTATGTGAAACATTATCAATATGAAATTCTACATAATTTCTTGTCTTATCCGAAGTTGTTTCTAACGGATAAGAAATATTACTAATATATTTTAGTTTGGTAGCCATTATTATACTTATAATTTTATAATAAAATTTGTTCTTTTATTTAAATATGATAACTTATTTTGAATAATGTTTCTTAAATTCAATTTTACAATTTCGGTTATGATACGTTATTTATAATATACTTAAAATAATAAATATTAAAATATTATTATAAAAATAATTTTTATTATAAATCAGCAATAAATTATATATTTTATAATGTCAAATCAACAACCTCCAAAGGTATTACTATATTTTAGCAAACGATGTGGTAATAGTCGTAAATTATTAAGTGAATTAGCACAAAGTGGATTTTCATTTGATAAGAATACTATGATGTTTGTCAGACAACAACAACAACAAGGAAAAATTAATATGATTGCAGCTTGTTGTATTGATAATCCCCAGATTAAACGACCTAATTGGCTACAGGCTGTTCCAACTTTATATACTCCTATGGTCGGTCGCCCACTTAACGATGACGATATGTATGAATGGTTATATAGTTATGTTTTAATCTCACAACAAAATCATCAACAACATCAACAACAACATCAACAACAACCACAAAGAAGTCAATATGTAGAAAATAATGAAATTACTGGCGATTCTACTATTTCTCCTTATCTAGGTATGGAAATGGGTAGTAAATTTTCAGATATGTACTCATTAATTAGTGAAAGAGACGACCATTTAGATAAATCTGATGGTGCTATGGAAGGCACTTTTTCTGGTATTACACACGGAAATGATGACTTAGAACATCATAAATCTACAATGTGGAGAAGAACTGTACCTATTACTAGACATAGTGGTCCATCAGATATGCCATTGGGTGGTTCTGGTAATACTGCTAATAATACTGGTAGGAAAAACGATAAAGGTTTAGATAAAGCATATGAAAGTTTTATGTCTAATCGTAAGCATGATATGCCTAAAGGTAATCAGCGTATGGGTGGATTGTAATTCAAATTAAAAATATTATCAAAAAAATTATTATTAAAAAAAATATTATTATATTAAATAATATTGTTAATTAACAAATTACAATATCACCAATCCATTCAGAATTCTCGTGATTTTCAACTCTAAATGTTATTACATCTTCAACACCAATATCCTTGAATATACAGTTTTTTGGTAAGTCATATGTTTCTGTTGATATATGACATTTCATATTAGAAATGATAGTTTGAACAACATAACAATTCCATTTCAAAGTATCCATTAAATATTTTTCGGTTGCCACTTTACCACGTAGCCTTTCTATATGTTTTGCTACTGACCTAACTTCACTATATCCAACCAACTCATGCTTATTGTATAATGTAAATTTTTCTATAATATTTTCTAAGAAATTCTCATCAGATAATGGTATTTTGCCATTATTATTAATAAAAACTACACGTGGAGACATTATAGTATATAATATATAATATGGTAGTTAGTATAAGACAATGTGATGTTGAATTTTAATATTTCGTAATTGCCTAGATTAGAATATATTATATCACATTTATTTTTTCAATTTTCATCAAAATGTTTTATTATTTTAATCATAATATCAATATATTCCCAAATTATACCTTTGTTTTTATCACTAAGTAGAGACCATACTATAACCAACTTTCTTATTGTTGGATTATCACCAATAGACCCATATAATTCTAATATACTACTAGTCTGTTTTTTTGATAACCATTCTGATAGCATATCATTCTTTATTAGTTCAGTTTTAAGTAAATATATAGCATATAATGGTCTTTGTTTTACTAGTGATTGTAATGTTTTTATTATTGTAGAAATCTCTTCCTTGTATTCTTTTAATACATTCCTTAACGCATCTAATAATTGAAAACAATAATAATTAAATGCTATCACTAGATGACGTTTTACATATTTCATTTGTAATTATTTGTAATTATTTGTAATATTGCTTTACATTTCTAAGTATTTGAATTCTTATTTCTGATATAATAATAAGTTTTAAGTAAAATTTATTAAGTAATAAAAATAATAGAAAATAATAGAAAATAATAGAAAATAATAAAAATAATAAAAATAATAGAAAATGGAAATAATCAAATTTATTATTTACGGCATCATTATATTACTAACTATGCTAGTAATATCATTTGCTATGGATAACAACACAACATTTAATAAATCTACTAACAAAACAATTGAAAAATTTCAAGACCAACGTATTCGTAAAATTGATGAAATGAAAAAAACAGACATCAAAGAAAAATTAGACCATAATGAAGATTTCAAAAATACACCAACGTCATTATCCAATATAACGCATTTTAAAAATCCAGTGAAAATCTTAAATCGTGCTATTGAGGTTATTAGCGATGGTGCGAACAAATTTGCTAAAAGGATTAAAACAACTTTCAAAGAGGAAATGTCTGTTAAAATTACCAAAGAAAAATTCCAACCTAATCGATATCTAGTAATATTTGACGTTGATACTCCAGAAACACAACAATTACTCAAAGAAAACTTCTATTTCTTATCAATTGAATGTAATGTTGATGCTAAACTAATGGCATTCGCTCAAGATAAACTAGATAAAATGAAATGGAGATGTTGTGAATTGATATATGCTATAGATGCAGATGCTGTATCTGAGAAAATATATATATGTAGTGAGAAAACAAGGGATATCCATTCTATGGAAAAAAGAGGAAAAAATACTAATATACGCTTTTACAAGGCTATGGACGGGTTTAAAAAGAACCATAAACAGTTATTACAGGATATGCTAAACGATGATGCGAAATATTATATTGATAATTTAATTCCAGATAATTGGCATAATTTTACTTATCAAAAAAGAGATGATAGTGGGTCTGTTATTGGATATAATGTAGTACTAGATGATAAATATACAGTTGGTAGTTATAGAAATAATTTTATAAAACTTTGTAAAGATATAAAGTGTAAAAAAGATGTTGCCAACAATTTAAAAAGATGGTCTAGTGATTTTAAAAATACACAAATTAGTTGGATTGCCATATTACGTGATGGGGGTTTTACAATTTATGTCAGGAAATAGTGCGTTGTTATTTTATATTATTTTATCAGTCATTTTTATAAATAATACCTAACATATTTATATTAAATTATTTACCAATAACAAACAACAATGGACAAAACACATCTAGACTATTTTAACTACTACCTAGTTCAATTTCAAACCGACTTAATTTCTCATTTCCCATTTGTTAAAGCTAGTCTTGTTCAAAATTATAGACAACTATTAGAAGGAAATGATAAGAAAAACGATATTTATGCTAAGTATTTTGTAGCCAAGGTTAATCATCATCTCAAGAAAATCTCCCAGAAAGATGAAAGTTTATTCTCTAGTGATAATGCTTTACTTCTACTAGAAGGTGTCGACTTTAACCCAATCTGGAAAGAAGCACACAATTCAAACAAACAATCAATCTGGAAATACTTACAATTACTAACCCTCCTAGGTCGCAAGGTAGTCCCTAATAAACAAGAAATTATGACTATGCTAAACACAGTAGGTGGTGTTATTAATACTCCTGATCCAGTGGAAATGAAACAAGGAGAAGGTGATGATGAGGCAGCAGATACTAGCGGTTTAGGAAATATTGCTAATATCGCAGGACTAGCATCATCTTTTATGGGTAATAATACCGAGGGTGGTATGGGAGAAATGTTTAGTGGTCTAGGTAGTATTTTCAATGACCCACAGAGTTTCCTATCTAATATGGGGCTAGATATGAGTTCTATGCAAGAAGCAATGAGTGGTCTTGCTACAGAGGGTGATGAGGCTAGTGGTGATGCTAGTGATGATGCTAGTGGTTCAGAAAATCCTATGGCAGAATTCGCTGAACAAGTTAGTCAATTAGGTATTTCTGAAAATGCTAATCCTATGGAAGCTATGGCTAAGATTTTCCAAAGCGATAAATTGCCAGAATTAATGAAGGCTTCAACAAAAATGATGGGTAATATGATGAAAGGTGGAGCAGGTGGTAATCTAGCAAATATGATGAAGCAAGTTATGGAACAAAACCCACAACAAGCAGAAGAAGTTGCTAGACAAGTAGGTGGTGATAAGGCTGCTAATCGTATTAAAGAAGCTAACCGCAGTGCTACTACTAGAGACCGTTTAAGAGCAAAATTAGCTGCTAAAAAAAATAGTGAGAAATAAGCGTGTTAATATTGTTTGATACATTTTAATACATTGTTTTGATACATTTTTTGATACATTTTTATACATTGTTTTGATACATTTATTTATTATAATCAATTATTCATATATTTTCCCTATATTTTTTATAGCATAATTATAATATTAAATTGTTTAAAATTTACAATGGACACCATCAAAAGTAAAATTCAAGAATTCAAAGATAAAGCAAATTCTTTTATGACACCATCTTCTAATATTAAAACAACTATATCTAATAATATATCTAAAGCCAATAACATAGCAAATAATAGTATTACAAATCAATCACCCACAAAATCTAATAATTTCACAATTGTTGTTGGTATATTTATCGCATTTATACTATTCTTAGTATTATATTTCCTCTCTAAAACATATCGTGTTAGTCTAGCCTTAGATACTCACAATATTTACCAAAAATATACTACTATCTCATCAATTCCATACGAAAAAGAACAAATCGCAAAATTAAGACTAGCAGATGTATCAGTAGCATCTTCTTATAATAGTTGTTTAGTTGGTTATCAAATGTTAGATTATGTTAGTCTAGAAGTATTAGAAAAAACTATACAATCTGGTGCTAGGTTCGTGGAATTCCAGATTTTCAATAGTGAATACGGTGAAGCCTCTGTTCCTATTGTATCAAACGGATATAAAGATGGTGAATGGAAAATGACAGTAGATACTGTATTTTTTGAAGACTGTGCTAAAGTAATTGAAGAACATGCCTTCCAAATTGGTGATGGTGAAAATGGTGTTCCTAACCCAGATGACCCATTATTCATATCACTAAACTTAAAGACTAATCATAATTTATATTGTCTAGATATGCTAAGTGATATTATAGTGGATTATTTCAGAGATAGATTACTAAGTAATAAATATTCATACCAACAAAATGAAATTGCTGATATTACAATGGAAGAACTAAAAGGACGGGTTATTATACTCTCTAGTGAAGGTTTCGAAGGTTCTAAACTAGATGAAGTTGTTAATTATAGCTGGGGTATGAAAGGTATGCGAAGGATGCATTACAGCGAACTAGAAAATGCTGATAGCAGACAAATACAAGCATATAATAAGAGAGGTATTACATTAGTAGAACCACATAAAGAAGGTGATTTTTGGACACAGAATTTTAATCCACAACGTGCATATGATTTAGGATGCCAGTTTGTATTAATGAATTGGCAACACGTTGATGAAAATATGGATAAATATATTACCAAGTTTAGACGAAATTCTATTGTAGCTAAACCTAAGAAATTAAGAAGAGATGATAAGAAACAAAGTAAAGATTAAAATTAAAATTAAAATTAAAACTAAAACTTAAAAACTTAAAAACTAAAAACTAAAACTAAAAATTGATTTATAATTTTATACGAAAAACTATATAATATCATTAACTTTATTTAAAACCTTTTTATCATTTCAATATGGCTTTCATAACTGACGATGATATAAATGAATTGGAGAACAATGGCGTTGATGCTAGAAAACACATAGCTATATTTATTACAGAACTAACAGAATATTTTAACAATGTATGGTTAGAAGAACACTTTATTAAGGAAAAACCAACATCTTTAGATGAACTCAACGAAAAGCATTTATCAAATTATCCTAGCAATAGTGGATATCGTATTTTAGAAGAATCGTTTACTGGTAATGATTGTCCTATAAATATATTATCAGATGAAAGTAAAAGATTACTAGGATATTTTTATAATATTCAACTTCACTCGTCATAAAAAAGTATTTAATTT